TAAAAATCTGATTCGAAGCCAGCAATATCATTATTTCTTTGCACTTTGCCTCCTCTTATTTCTGTCCATCGTTGACAAGTTCTAAGAGTGTGTAGCACTCATTATTTGTAGAAACCATATGCTTTGAAGTATGCACTAAGTAATTTCTACTGTACTCTTTATCTTCCGGTCTATCAGGATTTGCATTGTTTTCTTTATATAAGATGTTCACAACATCACCAGCGTTACAATCAAGAATCCCATAAGTTGCAACAGTAATTCGTGTTGAGAGCATTCCAGCCGCAGAAGATTTTGACTTTAATGACGCATCCTTTAATTTAGGATCTGGAAAATAATCAGTATCAGAGCAAAAAATGTCGTAAATACATCTTGTGTTTCTGGGGCCAGCCATTTGTCTGGTTGCTGATAATACTTCTGGCGCTCTGGGAGATCCCATAACAGTATTTGTTGAAGTGTCTTTTTCAAAGATTACAGTTTTTTCCACAATGTCAATTTCAGCATATTCTTTAGCTGCATATCCCTGCTGAACCATCGAATGCAAATCAAACCCCGAATCTTGGTGAAAATCGAGAATTCTAACATTACCACCACCAATATATTCTTTATCTATTTCGTGTGCTTCAGATCCAGCAACACCTTCTGTCATAACACAAGTTCTTTTTGGCCCCTGTTGCGCTAAAATACTAACTTCATCTAACTGAAACTTGGGTTTTTTTCCTACAAAGGTTTGATACAAAACAAACATATTTTCACCAACACCTTGAGACCTTTCAAGAAGCCAAGATATTGCTTGCATAGGTGTTTGGTTTGGAATGTCTATTTTAACTGCTGGTGATGAAGAAACGTTATAATCAATATCACCCTTTATGTACTTATCAAATATAAATTGAATTATTGAAGTACAAGCTGCTGGAGATTTTCTAAACTTAGACTCCATGACTTTTTGTGATGCATTGTTGAGATGGTCTGCTGTCATTCCAACTAACTCAACACCCCCTGATCTACGTCCATTAATAGTCTGAAATTTCATTGTGTTGATGTGAAATAGACCTGAAATTTCCTTACCGTCTCCAGCAGACATATAAAGAACTATTGATTTGTCTCCAGTCACATCATTTTCACGCATGATTGACTGTTCATCCGAAAGCATACAACTCATCTGCATAAAAGGATTATCAATAGATGATGTTACGGAAACAGAAGCGACATATTGGGATATGTCCTGTCTAGACCCGCCAAAAAGATTACAAATCTCCACCTTGTATTTCTTTTTACCTTTAGCTGGTTCTAAGTAATCACTCATTAAACAGCCTCTCAGATTCCTCTTGAATCTGGTCTAAGAATGATGGGTCAATCAATTTTATATTTCTCAAATTATCATTTCTTTCTTCATGATAATCAAAGGCTGTCACAGGATACCACCCTTCTCTGTCAACCTGAATTGTTGCATCGACAAAATCAGTGTTTGCAAACCTTGTGTACGTGTCAGGATTTATTGTAAAATTATATTTTGAATTTTTGTAATGTAAAATTTGTTCTTTGGCTTCGGGTACAGAACCATATTTTTGAACATAAAAATCGGTCATTTGTCTATATGTCTTAGGCCACTCATTATACACATCAAGAATATCGTTTGAATAAAGAACAAGCCACGTAAAGAAAATACTGCCATAAAAAATAAATGCTACTTCTTCTGGTGACTCATTATCGTTGATAGTATATCTAAAAAATGCATTCGGTTCGTTAAAGGCATCTTTTACGATTTTAGTAGAAACCATAAGGTTTCTTGCCAACTTCCCTTCATATTCGATAATAGGTAAATTTTTAAATAGTCCTTTAGCCATTAGGCAAATCCACTTTTATTTGATGCGTAATCTTGTCTAAGTCTACTCGTAACTTCTGTTAAAGATATAGATAAAGCTACAGAAGTAGGAGCGCCACTTTTGAAAAAAGTCGGAGATCCAGAAGCAGTATAGTCTACAGTGATATCAGTAATTACACTTTCAAATATCGGAAAAATGATAAGTCCGTTAGGAGACCTAATGTCAAATCTTGTAATCAAGGATGGATACCTAACGATATTCATATACGGATCTATTAATTCAGGATGAGCAGCTTCTTTAAGAACTTGAATGATCTTAAAAATCGTATCTCCACCAGTTTCAGAATCAGCATACAGTTTCCACCTAAAATTAAATGTTCTAGGCATTACGCCTGAAAACTGCTGAACCATGCTGTTGTTAAATGCTGTATTAAAACCACCAACTCCATACATGTTCCCAACAGCACCGACCAGAGCAGCTAAATTTGAAGGGTCAGAATAAAAATTTGCTGCGTTTTGAACATTTTGCCTAAAGGCTTGCATTGCTCCCTGCATATTAGCGTTCTTGTCACCTGCAAGAGATCTAATTGAAGTATTCAACGCATTCATCATTGCATCGGTTATACCTGCACCAGCCCCCTTGTGCTTGCTCTCATAACTAATGTTCATGTTTTCTTGTAAATTATCGGGTGTCGGCAATCCAATTGTAGAACTTGCTGAAGCTATCGAACCTTTAGAGCCGCCACTTCCACCTGCGCCAGAAGATCCAAACCCAGTTCCTTGTAACAAAGGATTGTCGATTCTTCTAACACCTGATGAAAGCTGTGGAGGATTTTGCTGTGAAAACGAAATTGCTGAATTGGTTCTATTACTAGAAATTTTATTCTGAGATCTCCTGTTCTGAAGTCTCTTCAAATAAGCCTTTGTGGAATTTTCTTGCGTGTCGGAATCCGAAGAATAAAATTCTTTAACAGTTATAATATTATCACCATTTATACCAATACCAGCACCTCTACCAGACAAATTCCTACCTTCAAGAACTTGCGGCTTTTTCCTACGACTAGACGACGAAGATTTTTTTCTAATAGAGTCTAAGATAGACTCTGCGGACTTATTTGAATTTGAACTTTTACTTGACCTTACAGTGCCACCAGATGCTGTTCTAACAATAGCTCCTGATCCGGTTTTTACGAAATTTCCGGGAGCGTCAAACTCATTACCATAGGCGGCATATACTTGTGAGCGTGTCGAATTATCTGGCATCTATCTTCCTACTAAATATTAGTATGGCTGCTAAAAAAGGTTATTTTAAACCAAAAAATTATAAAAAATATAAAGGTGATCCAACTAACATTATTTATAGGAGTAGTTGGGAAAAAATGTTTATGGGCTACCTCGACAGCAACCCAAACGTTATCGAATGGTCCTCAGAAGAATTTTTTATACCTTACAGAAGCCCTGTTGACGGCAAGACAAGAAGATATTTTCCTGACTTCTACGTCAAGAAAAAGAACAAGCAGGGTGGAGTTGATGTTTTGGTTATAGAAATAAAACCAAAGTACCAAACAGAAAAGCCAGAAAAAGTCAAAAAAGTAACTAGACAATATGTAAATAAAGTTAAGACATATGCCATTAACGAATCTAAATGGAAGGCCGCTGAAAGCTTCTGTAAGGATAGAAAATGGCAGTTCCAAATCTTAACGGAAAATGAACTAGGACTTTAAATGGCTATAACACTAAATTCCTTTAAGGAAACGGTAGAAAAGGTTGTAGGTAAACGACCTAAAGACGTTTTTCATTCTATTCTCCAAGAAGGTCTAGAACAAGAGATTGTCCCAGCAAGAACAAAAAAAGCCAGAGAATACTATCGTGGCTTTGGTGCAATGGCTCTAGAAAGTTCTAAAGAAACAATTCTAAAAAATAGAGACAGAGTAGCCAAGCTTCCTACTATCGGAAAAATGTATTTTTTTCAATACTATCCTAAGATGATAAGAGAACTACCTTATCATGATAGACTACCAATGATATTTCCTATTGACACCATAAATAATGGAATAATGGGCATCAACCTACACTATTGCCTCTTCAACCGAGAGCAGCTTTGATGGATGCACTTTATACTTTGTCAAGCGACAATACATATGATGATAAAACGAGATTGAGAATAAGCTATCAAATTCTGAAGGTTGCTTCGAAATTTAGTATGTTTAAGCCTTGTGTTAAAAAATACTTATTCAATCAACTTCAGTCTCCTCTTTATGAGGTTAGATCATACGAATGGGATATTGCTTTATTCTTACCTGTTGAAATGTTCGCCATTGGAACAGGAGCGCCTAGTTCAGGTGTTTCTGGAATTGCACAAAAAGACTCACTCGATAGGATTTAAAATGGGCTTTAGTATAGAACAGTTTAAAGGAAGATTCAAAAATGATTTTGCTAAGGCTGCTCTTTTTGAAGTTCTTTTTTCGGGATATCCTGATTTAAGATTTCAGGCAACTTCTGCAGTTCTACCCGGTTCAAGTATCATGACCGATACTTTCAGTAACGGTCCATATAGACCAATCGAGAAACCAGTTTCAAGATCTTACTCCGGTGCTGGATTCAACTTCATCCTAGACAATGAAGGAAGATGTCTTTCTGCGCTCAACAATATGCTTGATTCTGTTGTAGATCCTGAAGGATTTGTTGGAGCAACAAATCAAGGTGTCACAATCACACACTTCAACCAATCTGGTGGTGTTGTAACAAAATACAAACTACACGATGCATACGTTGCATCAATTTCAGACGTTTCTCTAGATTGGGGAAACGCTGATGCAATTGCTTCCGTATCTTGTGTTGTTAAGTTTAGATCATACTCTATGAGCGCCTTTGGAGGAAGATCGAGCGCAATAGCAACTTTTGGTGAAGAAGAATTTATTTCAAAAATAGAAATGCCAGACGTTTTACCGTCTTCGATAGAATGATTAAAGGATGAAAAATGTTACCCAAAATACAGACTGCTGTTTTTAAAACCAAGATCCCTTCTCTTGATAGAGAAATTTTGATGCGCCCATTCTTAGTTAAAGAAGAAAAAATTCTTTTGATGGCTAAACAGTCTGGCGAAAAAGATCAAATTTTTTTATCGATTAAACAAGTTATTCAAAACTGTGTTGTAGACGAATCTTTAGATATAAGTGTTTTACCCTACTTCGATATAGAATATTTGTTTATTCAGTTAAGAATTAACTCGATTGGAGAATACATTGAAATCGAAATCACTGATCCTGACACAGAAAACAAACACAAAGCTACAGTCAATGTTTCTGATGTAAGCATCATTACGTCTGATGTAATGGGTAAAATCATTATTAACGATAATACAGCTTTAATTATGAAATACCCCACTTTAGATGAAATTTCCAAAGTATCATCGGACAATGAAGTTGAAGCATTTTTCGATACGCTAAAATACTGCATCAATTCAGTATTTCACGAAGATCAAACATACGAATTTTATTCTTACAGCGATCAAGAAAAAACAGAGTTTATCGATTCACTAACAGTAAAAAATATTGAACAGTGTAAAGATTTTATTGCTGCTATGCCTTCTGTCGAAGTTGAAGCAAAGTGGAAAGATGGCAAAAAAGATAAATCAATGAAGTTGAAAGGTATCAACAATTTTTTTTAATACTGTTGGGTCATAACAACCTTAAAAATTACTACAAGCTAATTTTTAATATGGCCCAGCATCATGGATATAACATTTCAGAGCTTGAAAATATGGTTCCGTTTGAACTTGAACTATATTCTTCGATGTTAATTGACTATTTGGAGAAAAAGAAAAACGAACAGGAAATGGCTAGAGGCTAATGGTAGAAATTAAAGCAACAGTCCACACCCAATCAAGAACTGAAGCCTCATATTGTAAAAGTACCGTAGGTAACAGAATTGTTTCTATGGACTTCAATGCTTACACGGATAAAAATAATCCTAACTACGTTGCAAGAGGTGTCGAAGTTGTAATACCAAACAATGCAACTGACGAAGAAAAAAGAATAGCCTCTAGCTATGTGAAAAAAGTTAAAGAGCTTATGGATAGTAACGGATACGCTGAAAAATCCGGTACTGGAAAAGATTATCCTATTAGGCAAAATGGTATAGGATATGCGTCAACCTCTGAATATGGAAGAGGTAAAGAAGGTTTTTTTCACCTTGAACCTTTTTTTGCACAAGATAAAGCTGCTGTAGAAATTATAAACAATAACAAATACAAATATGCAGAAATTATTGCAAGCACCTTTGGTCAGCTTAAAGGAGCCAGAATTATTCCTCCACATGAAGAGGGTGGGAATGAAGGTGCAACGGCAATGTTCAACGGCAAAAAAATGTCGGAAACTGACTTTGCAAGAGAAGAAATTGTCCCACAAATTCAAGCAATAGCGAGTGGAGATCCTTTTGGCAGGGCTAAATTCAAAAAACAACTTGACGAAAATCCTCAACTTAAAGAAGATCTTATTGCACTAACATATGCAGAAGTTGGCGGAACAAGTCAAGAAGCACAACAAGCATTGATCGAATCTTTGTTCAACCGAACAAATGCATATGGTGCAGAAAGTTTTAAAAATCTAATGAATAGTGCTTACTACGAGCCTATGAGAACAAATACATTTGAATCTAAAAGAAAAGAACTTGAGAAGAACCCAACATATAGAAAAAACATTGAAGAAGCATTAGTAAAAGTGCTGAATGGTTCAAATGTAAGCAACTTTTCAACACATAACGCATCGGGAAATACTGCAAAAAATGCAGAGTCAACTACTCACGTAAGGAAAAAAATTAGCTACGGCACCGGAACAGAAACATTTTACACGAAAACAAAAGATGATCCTACGTCTAGAAATGTGCATGGAAGTCTTATAGACAAGGAAATAGCTTGGTTAAAATCTGTTGGCGCTGGCATTGGATCTGGTGAAACCTCAGATCTGTATCCAACATTAACACAAAATTCACAAGAATTAAAAGGAGTAGCTTCAGGTGAACCCGTTAATCTTGTTGCAAACATGTTTCCCGGTATTATTAGTAATG